GTGCATCTCATCTTTTCGGTTTCGATAATCTCCACCCCATTTGAGGCCGTACTTCTTAGCCAAAGCTCTAATCATTGGAACCTTCTCAGCTGGAAACGTGCCAGATTTGCCCAGCGGATGTTGCGTTGCGTTTAGATCGATGGCAGTGCCGGATGCGTGATTGCTCAAATTGTCAGTCGAGCCGCGTACCATGCGGAACGCATAACCCCAATCATCGAGCTTGCCTTCATCAATGGGTTCAATCAGCTCATGAAATTCTTTGCAGAATCCAGCAATCAATGGTGCAACGGCTTTCGCGCATCGCACCTTAATTTTTGTTCCCTCGATTGGAACGCTGATGATATGGATTTCAGCTGCATCTTTCGATGCCGGCCATCCGTTATGACTTTGAATCATTAAAGCCCAAGTGCCTTTAAGTCATCAGCAGTAAGTCCAAGTGCAGCAAGTTTGGCTTGTGCTGCTTCTTTGGCGGCTGCTTTTTCCTGAAGTAATTGTAATTCTTTTTCTTTCCATAAAATTGCACCATTTGCAATTTCTGATTCAGAAGGTTGTGGCTCTGCGTTTTCCCACAATGTTATTGTTCCATCGGTGATGGCATAGCCTGACATAAAACCTAAACCGCTCAATCCATTAACAATTTCTTCATTTTTCATCATACACCGATTTCTAATAATGTTATTGTGCTCATTGCCGTTGTTCCACCTGCTGCACTCTGAATTTCAACGGCAGCAGTGTTATTTTGTGACTTAAATTGAGTTTTGTAAGTAGTCGCAGAAGTTGTTGCTGGCGAATCCAAATAACCTAATGAAGCACCACCAACTAAATTTCTTTCCGCAGTATTTGTGTAGCCAATTAGTGTTCCCAATACTGATATTTCCGTTGCGCCTCTAAGTAATCTCAAGGCTAATGCATTATCCACGCTATTTTGGTTTTTGTAAGCGCCATTTTGATTCACTAAGACTAAGATTTTGCTTGTTGTTAATGTTGGGGTAATTGTTGCTGTTAGTGTTGTATCCACATAAGTGTTAGTTGAAGATGAAACAACACTTGTTGTTGTTGCTGATACAACCTGCAAGACCTTGCCACCGCCAGCAGGTGCTGCCCACTTGAGTCCAGTCGGAGAAACTGTTGAATCAGCTGTTAAGACATGACCATTTGTTCCAGCTGGCAAATTGTCAAAAGCTGCGTTGCCTGTGCCAACAATTAAATCACCTTTTGCCGTGATTTCTGTTGCCATGGAATTTGTAATTGTCACCGCACCTGATGTGCCACCGCCTGAAATTCCTGTGCCGGCTGTCACAGCTGTAATGTCACCCACATCATTTGTGATCCAGACAAAATCCATGTCTGTGTTTGAATTCTTGGCCAGAATCTGCCCGGATGTTCCTCCGAGTAAATCGGCCATTGATGTTGCAACAGCTTGCCCAAAGACCTCAAAGTCAGCAGGTAAATCTGTTACCAAATCCGTTGCCGTAGGCATTTGCCACGAAAACGGGGTTGTTGGATTGCTCATCTTTTCTCCTTATGCCACGACTAGGGCGTGTTCCCAGTCAAGTGTATTCAATATGGTGTTCCAAGTCTCAGCGACACCGACATCTTCCCACTTCATGGCTTGTAGTGAGAATGCAATTGGTGAGAGATTTAGTGAGACGCTAATTTCGTTGTAGGCGGCTTGGAACGTCCAGCCTTCAACAAATCCCAAGTAGTTACCCGCCGACATATTAAGCGGCATGTTGGAGATTGAAACTGGCATGCCCATGAACACGTTAATCAAAGAATCCCGGTCGCTGTCGTCAATCTCTGGATTAGTGAGCTGATATGTAATCTGATTGAAGTTGTATTGCGGAAATGCCCGGAGCGTCAAATAGAAATCTGCCTGATCTTGGGCATCAGCCATGTGTTTCACTGTGGTCGTAAATATCTGGGCAAGTTGTCCATATAGGCTTACCGATTCGGCAGACGTTGCATCGACTTCGTTATTGGAATTTGTATTGTATTTTAGAGTTATTGTATTGCGCACATCTCCGGCGCGTTGCTGAATGCTCAGCCCTGCACCTTGAGCATCGTTGGCACTCAAATCCACATATCCGTTAGCTGCTAAATAAATGGATCGGTGAGTCGAATCGGCATAACTTATTCTGCCCTGAGCATCCTCATAAATATATCCCAAGCCACTAGTGGCCAAAGCTGAAACAAGTGAATAAATATCCGTCCGGCTTGACGACCTCTGTGCAAGCTCGTAATTTCCTGGAGTATCAATCTCACCAAGTCCGACGTTCTGAGCATTTGCCCAAGTCTCGGTCGGATCATAGGTATTCCATTGCAAAGCTGCTGGAACCTCTGACCAATTGTTGAGCAACAAATCCTGCAAGATTGTAAGAATCTGGTCGCCATCAAAGTCTTGAGATAAGACGCCATCTGTCAGAGCCTTTGGCAATCTAGCCAAAGCTCCTAAGGCAATAATCTTGACGCGCTGGGCATAAGCAACACTGCCCAATTCGGCCACTGAAATGGCCACATCGACCACAGAGCCGCCAAAGATTGGAATGAATGTAGCTGTGGAATCTTGCAGCTCGATAGTCAATGAATCATTGATTCCGATGACCACATTCGATTGATCTAAATTGATAAGTTCAATGTTGGTGTATCCGGCTTGAGCCTGCTCATAGATATTAGTTCGCCCGGATGTAATCGTAAGATTAGACAAGATGGCGGTCTGATATTGAACGCCCCCAATAGTGACTCGCCATACTGGATTAAAGATTGTCATATTGCCTGCAAGTTGGATGCGCCGCCTGTACCGCGGAAATATGAATCATTGAGTGTCTCGACTATTGTGCGAGCTGTTCCCTCTGCATCGATTGCGCCGTTGACTGTGATATTGATGCGTTCTGCTGTTGAAAGCCCGCCAGTGACCCCAGCGCGAGCTGCTGCGGCTGCTTCTCTGGCATTGCGTAGGCGTTCAGTCTCAGCTTTGAGTTCTTCGCGTCTTAGAATTGCAGCTTGCATAGCTGGTGAATATGCGCCCAATGGTGCGCCTGTAAATGTGCGCGGATCACTGCCGCCCATGCTTCCACCAGTATCAAATCCACCGCCGCCGCCAGTGCCGCCAAAGTCGCCACCGATATTTGGGTCAAATTCTGCTCCACCGGCTTTCAAGCCTTTGGAGTTATCTCCACCACCAAAGAATCGAGTGACTGGATTGTCAGTCATGAGCTTGATAAATGCTTTGACTTTATCAATGACAAATTGAACCGCCGAAGCCATCTTTGCAAATCCTGAAATTGTTACTGACAAGATTGTGCCTAAGACGTTAAATGCGGTTTTAAGAGTGCCACCGATAATTGGAGCCAAAGTATCTCTGGCAAATTCTCCCACTGCTTTCATGAAACTTAGCAATGGCTTCAGTTCTTCGGAGTTATCGCTGATGGCCTTTTGAACCTTCTCAAATGCACTACGCAATCCATTAATGGCTGGCGTAAGAATTGACATAAATATTGGAACCAAGAAATCATTGATGAATCCCCAAATGCCTTTGAAAGCTGGAAGCAATACTTCTTGAATATAACTTCCAAGGAATTTGATTACCGGTTGCAATTTTGGCCCGATTTCATCTGCAAATTTCTGAATGGCTGGCACGACATCCTTGACGAAAGTATTGACCATGGGTGTGATTGCATCGAGTACGAATGAACCGACTGTCTCTTTGCCTTCATCAAATGCGACATTGAGACGAGCCATCTTGCCGGCAAATGTGTCGGCTTGCTCTGATGCCTGATTCTTGAATGTGTCACTGAGTTTGGCTGTGATTTCTTCAAATGACATAGTTTTCAGCTCTGCTGCACTGATGCCCACGCCTAATTTGCCCAGAGCTGTGTTTTGCCCTTCGGCGCTCTTTGCAAGCGCATTTGAGACTGCCTCTAAACTTTTGCCACTACCGGCCGCAATATCGAGCGCAATTGATTGCAGCTCTTGAGCCTTGGTCACATCTTTTGTGCTTCGAAGCAACCGATCAAATGATGGCCTTAGTTCGTCATCGGTTTTTCCGGTCAATAAAGATGTTTTGAGAATTTGTTTTTCGACAGCTGCAATTTGGTCATCAGTTGCGCCAGTTACGTTTTTGAGAGTTGTGGCGAGCTTGGCTTGAGCAGCTTCGTCGGCAATGGCTGATTTGACGCCATCAATCAACAGCTTGGATGCGTAAGCAGCGGCAGCGACGCCGGCAGCCGCAAATGCTAGTCCGGCTTTCTTGCCAAAGTCTGAAATCTTAGAGCTTGAGCTTTGAACGTCGTTATTGGCTACGTTGAGCGACTTCTTGAGTTGATCTACATCAGCCAGAATCGAGAGCTTGAGCGTTCTACTTTGTCCGGCCATTACCACTCCTTCAATATCTCAGTGAAAGCATTTTCCCACTTGGCAATGATATTTGGCTGCTCGGCTCGCAGAGTTGGATAAATGAACCAGCCTTTGGAACCACGCCCTTGACGACCCGACCAAATTGGAAATTGCTTAAATTTGTTAGACCCAAATTCATAGCCGCCCCAAAGTTGTTGAGTTGTACCACCGCCAGAGAATTTCTGACTGGCAAAGCCGAATGACAATTCTCCAATCTTCGAAGATTTAGAGACGCGTGAGCCGGATGCAATTATGTCGTCAGCATTATTTTTGGTGCGATTAGCAGCTTGAATAATCTTGCCTTGAACGTAAGTGGCTAAGCCGCCGCTGACGACTTTGGCTTGAGCAACAGCTTCTGCGTCCATTGCTTTGAAAGCAGCAGTAACACGACGCAAGTCGGATTTATCGTAAGCAATATTTAGCTCATCCGCCATGTTGCTGCTCCAATATCTCAAAGGCCGTAAGAATCTGCTCCGCCGTCGTCCATTCGCTCATGGGAATCTTTGTGGCTATTGCAAGCTCTACAACTATTCGGCTGAGACTTCCGACGGCGTAACTTTTGGGTCTGCGTTCCCTGCTCCAATATCTGCAACGCCTTCACACCAAATGTCGTAAGACTTGACCGGCTTGCCGGCATTCTCACGCTTCATTGAGTTATAGGCTAGAAATAAGAGATCAGAAATGCCAATCTTTTCTTCTGCTTGCTGAATTGTGAATCCAGTCTTTTGCTCCCACTTTTGCCATTCTGGGGGAGCCGCCGTATAGGTAGCGACTTCTCCAGATTGGTATGTAACCTCGATATTTAGTTTCATGCTCCCGGCTCCTTTATTAGCTGATTGTCAAGACTGGTGTGGTCACGCAAGTGAATGCAAGAGATACTGTTTGAGCATCTGGTGCAGTGCCGCCTGCTGATGGCAAGATTGGCTGGACATCGAACGCAAATGATGCGCCAGAATCTGCTCCGAAGATAACGGAAAGACCAGTATTTGGTGCGCTTGTTGCAGCTGTCCAAAGTTCTTCGCATAGTGATGATGCTGCTCCCCAGTCTGCAAGCATTTCGACCGCGAAAGTTCCCTGTGTGTCTGTTGTGTAATACGCTTTTCCATCAAGTGTCTGATATGTGTTGATTGTTGAATCAACAGTCAAAGTCGCTGATGTAGCTTGAGCATCATAACTATCACCAGCAATGGTGAAAGTGATGTCTCTGCCCGTGATGATAGTTGTTGGCATGATTTCTCCTTAGTCGGTGTAATAGGTTGAGACTTGCAAATCAGCCGTCAAGAATTTTCCTGCGCCGACTTCCAAAGGTGTGGGTGAGCTGACATCTCCGACGACGTATCCGGCCGGCATAGTTGAGATGATTGAAATCATTAAATCTTCAAGGTTGGTCAAAGCCGCTGCATTGCTCGAATAACCGACTACGCCGGTGACAAGCATATTGATTTTGACTTTGGTAGTCGTTCCATTGATCAGAGTGCTTTCCAAATATGGTGCGTCTGGAACAATGCAAATTGATGGGCTAGTCATTGCCTCTGGAATGCCGTTATAGACATTGGCTGCAATGGTTGAAAGTGCAGTCTGCAATGGTGTGCGGATGTCGGCTTCAATTGTCATAAGCAAAGAGTTTCGACTTCAAGAAATGGCCCAAGCAAGCCAACGATGCGATTGGTCAAGCTGCGGCCAAGTACGAATGGCGATGGCTGAAATTGGTCGCTCATAATCTGATTACCCGGAGCTGTAACGCTTTGGAATACTTCTACGGCTACGACAAGGATTGCTGACTTAATGGGAGCAACGCCAGAGTATAAATCGCCGGCGGTTGCCCCATCAATACACGCAAGCCCGCTCGGAATGATTGGGATGGTGTATGTGCTGTCTG